TGCCCTTTTCTTTTATCCTTAAACATTTTGCCTATATCTTTAATGTTGTTTGCAATATCCTTAACATTATCCACAGTATTAACTAAATTATTTGCAATATTAGCCACTGCTGCAGCAGTATTTGCAACGTCATTAATTTGACTTAATGCAGAAGTAACATTATTAATTGCACCTGTTGCGTCTACACCAAGATTACCAATAGATGATGCCAAACCATTAATTGAAGATAATGAAGCTGCAATACCAGAAATACCACCACCTATATAATCATTCAGATCACCAATCGCTTCCTGAACATCAGAAGGAGTATTGGTTATACTTGTATTATTTTGGTTAATATCTATAACATCCACCCATGAATCTGAAGTTCTTAATAGGGAAGAAGATTGAAAATTAAGAGTTGCAGTTAATCCTTCTATTTGGAAAAGAGATTGTTGAAAATTACCACTAGTTAGATTTTGTGAAAGAGATTGCAATGCATTAGCAGTATTCTGTACTTGAGAAATTTGGCTGACAGAAGATCTTAGAGCAGCAGTAACATCATCAGATATTAAACCTTCGCTTGATAATAATCCGATTGAATCGAATGCAGCATAACTTACTGTTCTCCATGAAACTGGTCTGTTAATAAATGGTGCAGCTATAGCTGCAATTTCTGCAGCAATAGCAGCGGCTCTATAAATTTTAAGTAATTTAGCATTATTAGTTGCAAATGAAATTACTGGTAAACTTGGTATTGGCATGGTTTTATACTGGTGGAACTGGCACCGGCTTCGGGCCCACTGGATCGAATAACGGTTTACCGAGTGGTTGCGTTTTTGGTATCAGTCTGGTAACAATTGGTGATTCCGAATTAATACTGATCTTTGCAGATAAATTAATCTGTGAAGTAGTCGAGTTTAGATTCAATAATGTACCTGCTGTAACAGATGTTAGCAGTTTTGATCCAACAGATGTTTTCGCATCTGATTGGATAGTTGTAGTTTTACCATCAACAAGTGTTTGGAGATTCGAACCAACAATTGTTTCTGTAGCCGAATATAACTTAGCACCTGCTGTTGTTGATGAAATATTCATTCCCAATTTAGATGTCAGAGTAAGGGTTGATGTGTTTGATGTCAAATTTATCGATCCTTTGGTTGAATCAGGTGCGCCAGCGGAAACACTAAAATTTTCATCACAAGATATTCTAGTTGAACCAGCTGAGTTTATATTAATGTCCCCACCAGCTTTCATCACAATATCTTTCACAGCATCTATAGTTATATTCTCATTACAAAAAATAGTAGTGTCTTTCTTAGCGTGAATTGTTAATTTATTATTCGCTTCTACGTTTATATCGTTTCCAGCGTATATATTAACTCTTCCTTCTGCAGTTATATTGACAGATCCTGTAACAAAAATATGATCATCACCTAAAACGATTGTATAATTTTCTCCATTAATCTTCGTTATCTTGTGTGCTTTGCCCTTTTCCTCATAAACTTCATAGAAAGTTCCGCATGGATGGTACTCATGTATTCTTCTATGATCTGGTGTGTCATCCCATTCTTTAACTATTCCACCTTCAGTTTGGAATACTTTATTAAATGGATATTGTGCACTATATGGAGGCTTGGGTTCCAACCATTCTGTATCTGTATCTCTTGGTCCACCATTTTCTGATTCTCCCTGGAGTGCAACTCGAATTGGTTCTCCTTTATTAGCAAGATTCTTTTTTCTCTGTTCAATTACTGTTTTATCTATCTTTTCATTTCTTGCTAATCTATTAGTATCTGGCTCTTTTAAATGATCTTCTTCAGGATAATGTGCTAATGGATCTGAGAAACCGATATTGGATCTAGCTTTTTCTTGAGGGATTCCACCAATAGTTCCAAAAACTACAGGTTCTTGACAATTTTCACCATCTCTGAAGAAACCGATTACCCATGTTCCTTCAACACACCCAACAGGAGCTTCTCCTATCCCATTCATTGAAGCCGAAGATATTGGCATAATAGGAAATGCCCAAGGTAAATCTTTCGTCGGAATTTTCGTTTTATCTTCTGTATGATATCCAAGAATTCTTACACGAAGTCTTCCCAATTTCTGAGGATCCATTCTATCTTCAACGACACCTTGAAACCAAACAAAACGATCGTATCCCAAAAATCCATTACTAATCATTATTTCACCTCCGCTGCAATAGTTTCTTTACAACACTCTAGAGTTATGGTATATTGGACTTTAGTAATAGTGTGTCTAATATGCGTGATTAATAAATTTCCTTTATAATAGGTATCCATTTTATTTTCGCCCCCAGTTTCAGGTGAAGGTAAATCGAAATACACTATGTCCCCAGATTCTAATGTACAATCACCAGGTAACGTGATTCTTACTCTAAATAAATCTAAAGAAGCTAATCTGTGTGATCTAATCGAAGATATGTTTTCAGTAAAATTTGGATTTTCTAGAGTTCCAGTAGGATTATATATTATGAGAGATTCTTTATAATTCTTAGAATTAAAACGGTTGTTTTTAGAATCTGTTAATCCAGGGAACATTTTAAATTCTTCTAGGTGATAGAATTTATCGAAGCCATCATCATAATTAAATACTGTTTTTTTCCAAGTCTTAGTTGTTATGTCATGTGATATTAGAGTGCTATTATATAACCCATTAGCATTATTTGTTAGGGTATTGAAAGAATTCACAACTTCATAATTATATGCATTGGCATATTGGTAGTCTAGTTCTGGTGTGTCAATGCCAACATTTCCAGGTCTGAAATAGATCTTTTTTCTGGCATCATAAGCAAGAAGATCATCTAAAGATAAAAACCAGAATTTATTGCTAGTTGTTTCGGTATATCTTGATTTGGTGTATGAAGATCTGTCTCCTGATGTTGGACCATCATTATATAGAGTTTGGAAGAAAAAGAAAGTTGGTGTGTTATATTCTGCAGAAATTGCTCTAGAAGCTAACCAATTTATAGTCTTTAATGGAGTCCAATTAGGTATAACAACATTTGCATTTCTAACAGTCTTTTCAAATTCATATGTGTCGGGGAGCCCGAATTCAGAAAATACTTTCTCTACTATGTAATCTACATTGTAGTCAGTGAAAGATTTCGATATTCGAATATTTCTATCAAGAACGAATTCTTCTGAAACAAAATGGATCTCATATGATTGAGATCTTTCATTAATCATTGTTCTGTTCTTGATATCTATCACTCTTCCAACAAAGATAATGTTTTTGATTGTAGGTTTGACTGCTTTGTCTTTTTTGGTTATTGCCTGTTGCGACGCATGATCTCCCACAGAAACTTCAATAACAATTGCTTCATTACCCATAATAGGTAAAGGATTTGAACCAGATATTAGATTAAGAGCATCGTTGACAGTTACCCAACCAGTTAATGATGCAGAATAGATAGATTCAAAGATATTAATCTCAGTGAAAACAGCAGATAAATTAACAGATGTTTTCTCACCTATTATGACTAATTGTTTTATCGAATAATTACCTGCTTGTATCATGGTATTATAGTAAAGAGCGAAATGTGTCTACAAAAATACCAATATAACTACTATTGCAAACTAAAATATTTCTTTTCGCCTCGTTGGCTTCTTCTTCAATTTCGTAATTGCTCTTGCTATATTTCATTAATCTGCCATTCTCAGATACTGCTCTCGAAGTCTGTGAACTTATATTCGTATAGAGATAATTGTTTACGGGAACTTCTAAAAAATAATTTTTATCTTCTACTAAATCATCTGAAAATCTTTCGTAAGATTCTCTGATGAAATATTTGTAAGTCGTCTGTGCACCAGAAATGGACCCGTATTTATCTGCAATATAATCTTCAAATTCACCATATTGTAGAGGAAAATCATAAAATCTATCAAATTTATTATTGATGATCATTATCGTCCAATAATACATTGGTGTTTTATACAGGTCATTAGATATGGATTCTATATCTTCACCTGCCCTGATAAAGTATTTGTAGAAAATACTTTTATCGTCGATTAATGATTCGCGTCTAACTATTCTTGTTGTTATATTCTTAAGAATTAAATTAACATTTCCTGTTTCGTCCACGAAATTTGGATATAACACATATGGGAAAGATGAGAAATATGTCATATTAGAAAGTCACCCCTGTTTCCTTTTCGATTGCTGCCCTATCCAAAATTTCAGTTTCTTGGAAAGTCATTGAAATTGAAATTTCTACCGGGGCATTTGTGTCTTTAAATGTGACGAAATTTTTACCATAAGAAACTTGCAAATCTTTGAGAATGCATCTTTTGGTTTTAAAGAGATATTTGTTTTGAGGTGTAGATGTAGTATAAAACAGTAATTCGAATTCAGAAGGAAATTTAAATAACAGAGATGCAGCAGCTAGTTCTGGATGCATCGAAATCTTTAGAGCCTTTATTATGTCTTTAATTGACTCTGAATCTTTTTCATTCTTTGCAACCAATTCATATGCGAATTTAAATTCTCTAAATTTGACACCATTTAAGAGTAACTCTTGGTGAGGATTAACTGACAATCCTGCTTGTATACCTAAAAGTTTTGCCCCACTTTTTGCTACGTCTCCACTTGCGGCGGCAATACCAGCGGAGGCGATCTTCCCTATCATACCAGCTTTCCCCTTAAAAAGAGATAAAATGTTGGCGGTGCCAGTGACCACACCACCAACAACAGAAGCACCCAAGTCAGTTACCGACTCTTCACTATAATTAATGGTGTAATTTGTATCCAATGATAGAGGCATCGGTAGAAAGATAGTATAGTCACTCTTATTATTATACAATGTCGATCTTCTGTTAACAGCTCCTGGAATGAAATTTTCAGCAACGCCGGGGATGGCAATGACTCCGGTGCTGTACGCCACAGCACCAGCCACATCCTTAAGAACAGATGTTCCAACAGCTGTTACAACATTTGACTCATTTTTGAAGATATTAATACACAATCTATTATTACCATATCTATTAGATTCGGCTGTTAGATCAGAAGGATATGTGAAGATTTTGGTTTCGGCCATATATTCTTATTTATTAAACAATTCTTTCTCGGTTAAAACTAGAAATTCCATGCCAGCCTTCTTTGCGAATTCTTTTGCATATTTCCATTTCGCCTGATTAACCAAGTAAGTGTGTACGCTAGACACATATGATTCGGTTATTTTTTTTGGTCTTTTCGGTTCAATAGTTTGTGCATATGGTTTTACTTCTACAAGATATTTTTTATTAATTCCTTCCTTAGTTCTAACTATGAAATGGAAATCCACATAATATCTGTGTGCCTTTCCATCTAATGGTGAAATGTAAGGAACAACAATCTCTTCCGATCCATATTCTAATATAGCTGGATTAGTATCAAGATATTTTAAGAATCTTAATTCCCAGGTAGATCTCCAAATAATATTCGTTGGATCCCCTTTATATTTGTTTGGTGATTTTGGAGTGAAACGACCCGAATATGCCATTATTATATTTAGTATAAATAATAGAAATGGGATCATTAAACGAATTCAAAGCCAATTTAGAAAAATTCGGAACAGTCAGACAATCTAGATTCGAAGTCACAATACCAGGTATATATTCTCTAGATCTGAAGTTCAGATGCGAATCAGTCAATATTCCTGGTATACAGATTCTAACCAAAGATTTCAATTTATATGGTGGTCAACCAATAGTAAAAATACCGAACGGAAGATCTAACGAAGAAATTCAGATGACTTTTCTTGCTATGCAAGATATGAGAGATAGATATTTTTTCGAAGAATGGATTTCTGACATTTCAGATTTCGGAACAAATAATGTTGCTTATTATGACAACGTTGCTAAATCTATTTCGATAACTATATTTAATGAAAAGGGGTCAACAGCTGAATTGGTCTCAGTATATACTGTAGAATTAGCTAAAGCAATTCCAACACGTGTTGAGATGATACAAGTTGCATGGAAAGATTATGATACTTTGTTATCATACTCTGTTAGTTTTTCATATGAATCTTTAGTTATCAAAAGCTCTGGAAATATTTCAGAAAGACCATTCCAACATTTAGATAAAGTACAAAAATAAGGATAAATTATGTTACCTAAATTATCGCACCCAAGTTATGAAGTGAAGATCCCTTCTAACAAAAAGACTTATAAGTTCAGACCATATACGGTCAAAGAACAAAAGATTCTGCTCATGATGCAAGAATCAGAATCCATTGAAGATATAACTAGGACTATCACTGATCTCATTGAATCCTGTTCAATAAATCCATTCTCCACAAAGTCTCTGACTTATTTTGATATCGAATTTCTTTTCATGAAGATTCGTTCTAAATCAGTTGGTGAAACAACTAAAATGTCATTTAAGTGTAATAATATTGTAGATGATGTAGTTTGTGGAACAGTTAACGAATTCGAAGTTTCTTTAGACGATGTCGAAGTTTCTTTTGCAAACTCATCATCAAATGAGATACTAGTTGCAAAGGATACATTCATTAAATTACGTTATCCGAGTGCGGAATCGGCAAAATATTTAGAACTATATAATAAAACGAAAGAAATAAAATATTTCGTTTCAGCTGTGGCTGAAGATTTAGAAACTATCATGGATTCGGAAAAGGTTTATGATGATTTCACACAAGAAGAATTAACTGAATTTATAAATTCTTTAGATTTAACCGTATTCAAAAGTATATTAGAATTCTATGTTAATACACCAAAATTAACCAAAGAAATTTCCTTTAATTGCAAAAAATGCAAATATTCTGAAACTATTGTATTGTCCGGTTTATCTGATTTTTTCGTATAGCTATTAATAATGATAATTTGATGAATTACTATATGAGTAATTTTACTATGGCGCAGTTCTATCACTACTCTCTTTCTGAACTAGACGATATGTATCCTTGGGAAAGAGAAGTTTATATGACTTTGTTGAACAAACATATCGAAGAAGAGAACGAACGAAGAAAGAATGCCAAAAACAAATAAAAGTTTAGCTAAATTAATAGATATTGTAAATAAGAATTCGTCTTCCAATTTGAAGAATGTTGAATCTATTTCTAACGATATATCTTCCCTCAAAGATCTTCTGATCGAAGATCGAGCTCTTAATGCAAAATTAAGAAAACAGAGATCGTCAGAAAATAAAAACGCCAAGATATTATCAGATGATTTAGATGAAATTCGTTCTAAGAGAAACAAAATCGATTCTGAAATTGCATCTCTTCTGAACGAAGAAAAGACACTACAAAAAAATCAACAAAAAGCAGACAAGAAAAAAGAAGATGAAGATTCAACATATTACAGTAAACTTGGAGATAAGGAACTACAATCCGGAAATCTAGTTAGTGGATTGTTATTTTCGTTTCTGGGAAGAAATGAGAAAAATCAAGAAGAAATAGAAAAAGAGAATAAACAAGCCGATAGTGATGAGAGACGGAAGAGATTAGATTATCTAGAGAATGAGAAGAATGATAATGCAAAAGAAAGACAATCTCGAGTTAATGAATTTAAGAAGCAGACAAAAACCAAATCTCCTGTTAATACAACCGTAGCAACACCAGAAAAAACCAAAGTAACTCCAGATCCTGGTGTAGTAGATCAAAAATATTCGCAAAGAGATGCGGAGATCATATCTCCATCACCAATTGTAATACAAAATATCATAGATCCTGTAACTGTTGAAATTTCAAAAATAAGCGAAAAATGTTTATCTGATTTAGCAAAAGTGTTCGCTTCTTCTGGGGGATCTGGCTCTGGATCTGGTTTTGATATTCCGGACTTTGACATGCCTGATCGGCGAGGTAAACCCAACACAGGCCGGGGTCGAGGCCGAGGTCCAAGCCGAGGTCCAAGCCGAGGTCCAAGCCGAGGTCCAACAGGACGTCTCGGTGTACCCAGGGTCGGTGGTTCTCCAGGATTTTTTGCAAAAGGTCTTGGATATCTATCCAAAATTCCTGGAGTTACCAGGTTGGCGGGGATTTTGCCTGGCTTGGCAGGTGCTGGTGCAGCTGGCGCTGGTGTGGCGGGTGCTGGTGCGGCTGGTGCGGCGAAGTTGGGGGCGGGAGGAGCCCTCAAAGTTGGTGCGAGACTATTAGGAAAAGCCGCCCTGCCACTGACAATTGCTATGGCTGCTTTTAATGGCTATCAAGGTGCCACTGACGAAGGTGTCAATAGTACATTATCATCAAGAGAGGGAAGAGAAAACGAACCAATTACTGCAACAGAGAGACTGAGATCTGGGAGATCAAGTATACTTTCTGGATTAACAGGTGGGCTTATCCCAGCGAAAGCTATTGCTGATGCATTCGAATCGCCACTCGGTCAATTAGTAGAAATATTTGATCCATTCACATTACTTGCTAAGGGTTTAGAAAAAATGTTACCTGGTTTGGATAAGTTGAAAGACTTGGCCAAAAATGTCGGAGGAGTGATTAGTGATGGATTTAAGGGTGCAGCGAAATTCTTTGGATTTACAGGAAACGAAACAGTTAATCCAGTAGATCCACTAGTGATGACTGCAGAAAAACAGAAAAATGCTGATCTGTTGACAGAACAGATGAAGAAAAGAGGATTTAACGATAAACAAATAGCTGCTGGTCTAGGAGTTACAGCTAAAGAATCCGGTCTGGTATCTAAGAGTGAAAACTTAGATTATGCTAACACAGATAACACACGTATAAGACAACTCTTTGGAAACCGAGTCGCTGGAAAAACTGATGAAGAATTAAATACCATCAAGAAAGATCCCGAGAAGATGGGCGAGACGATGTATGGTAAAGATACTGATATTGGCAAAGGGATGGGCAACACCGAGGTCGGCGATGGATGGAAATATCGAGGCCGTGGATTTATTCAATTAACTGGTAAGACCAATTATGCTGCTGCCAGCAAGGCAATATTTGGCGACGATACATTGGTCCAAAATCCTGACCGAGCCAACGAACCGGCAATTGCGGCTGAGATTTCTGCATGGTATCTTGATAAACGTGGTAAAGACATGGCTGGCAAGATGGGAGTGGATCTGGCTGCAGCTTCTCAGGAAGATGTTAACAGAGTCATGGTCAGTGCAGTTGCAGGCTCTGAGGTGAAAGCAGGACAAGGAATCACAGGAACAGAAGGTTTAGCTAAAACTGATGCATATGCGAAACAGTTTGGTGGAGATACTGTAAATCGTTTCGGGGCTGCGGGAGCAGCGAAACCCTCAATGGCGGCAAAAGCACCATTCGGTGCTGGAGGAGATTCGGGTGGAGGTGGTGCTTCGGATAGTTTCGGTGAACAAGCTGGAGGAAATTATAATGCAAAACAACTATCTGACAGTGGATTGAAATTAAGAGGATATGGAGATGTTCAGGCTGCTGGTGCGTATTTAGATGAAAATTTAGTAAATCTATCGAAACAATTACCAAGTATTGTTGATGCGGAAAAAATCGCTGGTAAACCTGGAGAAGATCCTCTTGAATTTGTAAACATTAGTGGTCTCAATGATGCATATCATAAAACATTACCATACAAATCGCAACACACAGAAGGCAAAGCAGTTGATTTCACATTAAATAGAAGACCGACTAAAGAAGAAGGGGAAAAGTTGGTGGCCCTTCTAAAGAAAAAAGGATTCAGTAAAGTAATAGATGAATATAATTATCCTTCTGGGGCAGCAACAGGTAACGGACACATTCATGCTGAAGTAGCTGGTACTTCTTCTGATAAGTCATCTGCACCATCAGCAGTTGCTCCTGCGGGTGCACCACCAACTCCGGGTGCACCGGAGATGGTTGGAAAAGCACCATTCGGTGCTGGAGGAGATTCGGGTGGAGGTGGTGCGTCAGATAGTTGGGGTGAACCTGCGGGAACTGTTACACCAGCAACTAAAGAAACTGCTGTCGGGGCGGTGGCTACAGTGGCACCATCATTAATGGCATATCAAGAGCAGACACCGATTGCGCCGACAGTTGCCAAGACGACAGTGCCTACTGAAGTCGCGATGCCTAACGACACCGGTGTAAAACAATTTGTCGCATCAAAACAAGAAAAGGTCGGCGCAGAAGAAGCCGGGAGTGCCGCTGGACCAACTGTTATCAATGCCCCACAAAATAGTACGGTGAATAATTCTCAAGCTGCTTCTAATAAGAATGTTAGAGAAAAACCAGCATGCCCATCCAATACATTTGCAAACATTTACAATAAACTAGTTTGGGTTTAGAAGAAAGCGTCTAATGTTGCTTTAGGTATAAGGCGATCGATGAAACCGAAATGTCCGCACCAAATGTCATCGATCGTCTCTTTAACTTTTGTATTTGTAAGTGAGTCAAAATCTTGATTGGGTGCAGCCACAAGGGATAAGTATGCCTTTGCTACCTCAGTTCTCGAGAATAAAGTGTCAACTAGTGTGTAATTTGTTTCGACAATCTTCATGTAATCTTTCTCAGACATCTTCATAAAGCCTTTGATATATTCTGCAAAAGACCTTGGTGTTGCGTCATAAGGTATCATAAGATAATTTTCATTTGGGCGAATAATATCAGAGATCCCTTCTAAATTATCAGAAACACCTAAATTTCTTGCAATAGGAACAACACCAACACGCATTGCATCTACAATTACTCTATTGAAATGTGATCCATATGTTCTAGACCATGACGTATCTATTAGAAATTTAGATTCAGAAAGAATAGAATCTCGGGTCTCTTCAGAAATGAAACCTTTATATTCCATTCCATTATCTAGAGCATTATCCCAAATCCTATTACCCATCCATTCTGGTTTAGCATCTGGATCACGATCCGGTGTACAAAAATACTCTTCCTTACATTTATCCTTTGAAGTCATGTATGCACGTTCAATACCATCACCTGCAATAATTACTTTCGCATATGAAGACATATGCGGAATAGCTGCAACTAAATCGTCAACTCTTTTCCATCGTTTAAAAGTTTGAAGTGATAGAAGCTGATTCTTTCTTGAAGAGAATGATACACCAGTTCTTTCGATGCTCTTCTGTGGATTAACAATCAGAGCTCTTGGAATTTCCATATTTTTAGCAGAGAGAAATGCGCTAGGGTGCACACAAGCTAATCCTGAAATATGATCTTTTAATTTAAAAATCCAGGGATAATATTTAAGGAGATTACCGTCATGCACAATCACGATTTGTTTCACTCTAGTATCCAAATTTGTGATCATCTTAACCCATTCGGTCTCGCCGATTGTTTCTTCACATTTAAAACCAAAAATAGATTCCCAAATAACTAGATCACAGGTATTTGCTTCTTTCACGAAGGAATCGATATATTCAGAAGAAAGAAATGGGGCATAAGGAACACCCCATCCGGATCCTTGATGGATAGGAAAACCAGATCCTTCTCCTGTTGTGTAATCACTCAGATCTTTTGTACGTTTACCAGGAGCTGTCTTCGACGCCTTAACACAAACAAGACTAACTTCATGGCCCAGATCTTTGAATCCGGCCATGAGCTGTTCTGTGTGATTGACGATCCCACCATAATTATTGAAGTCATGAACGACACATAGGATTTTCATAATAGTCCTTAAATATCCAGAACTGCGGTCTTATTACCATAAATTGTATCTTCAATTTCAGCAGCATATTCGTGTAATCCGTTATCTACCAGATACTTGTACCAATTTTCACTTTCCCACATGCCTGCAGAAACACCGTTCCATCGATCATACCATAATGGATGGTTTTTATTTGTCCGACGATATTCGACGAAATTAAATCTAGTGTCTTCATAAAGCTTAGATCTACAATCTAACATCTTTTCACGCATATAACAAACAATTGAGATTCGTTCATGTAAACCAGATTCAGAAGAGATAGGTGTATTCCCATGAATCGAATGAATATCCATTGCTAAGAAATCACCAGGCTTTACAGAGATAGCGATGCGATACTCCGGGAAGATTAGATAACATCCATCCCAATCCACACCATTATAGGTTGTTGATAAGTTTCCGAATCCACCTCGAAAATCTCCCGCATCCCTATGCGCAGCAGTACGATAATTCTTATTAACAGTTACTGTGGTGTAATTTGAATTACCAATTCTGAATGCTGGATCAATATGATCCATAGCAGCTTTCTGAACTTCATATCTGCCAGGAACCAACTCTTTGAATTGTTCTGATACAGCTTCAATGAAGGGAATAGCTTTTTCAAATTTGTCTTTATTATTGGCAGTGTAAGAAGTTAATCTACAGTACGGAATACGTGGATATTTGTCGAAAGAACCAGCAATCCCAGAAAGAACTGGATTAGCATAAGAAGTATCTGAGATCCAATCATTAATAATTTCTACCTCTTTGATCCGTTCTTCGTATGAGAGTTTAGTAGTCTTCTGTACCCATGAATCGAAGTCGAAATCGGCAGGTCGTTTAAGTGTTAACCAGACCCTTCCTCTGGCAGAAACTTCTTCTGGATTCTTTTTAGATTTCGTGTAAGCTGTTTCGATAGGATCTTCAGAAGTAACTGTATTCATTGACCCAGAAAGAACATCAATCAAAGATTCTTGAAGAGTGGTCACCCAATCTCTTCCTGTAGAGCGATCTGTTCTTGGTCCTGCGGCAAGACCACGATTTTGTGATTCACCAGCTGCTTCTTTTAATCCTTCATAAGCCATCCGAACTAGTTCTGGGGAAAATACAGCCTTCCTGAATTTAAGAAGTAAATTGTGTTCTCCGTTTGTGACGGGATTACCTTCAGAATCGATCAGTTTATCTAATGGCTTATACACATCACATTCTTCTGTGATCACATAATCGTAATGACTCTCATCAAGGAACTGACCCAACAGATTCTCACACGGATATTTTTTCTCTAAATATTTAATGTCAATCATTATGCCTCAATTATATTATACCTTAAAAATGTTTGTGTGGCAAGCTTAAACTCACCACACATACAGTTATTTAGATTCCGAAAATACATCAATCAATTTCTGGAATTTCCCAGTCGCCGGATTCAGTTTTGCATTTAGTGATTTTCGCTTTCTTTTCTTCGCCATCAATAGTCACTTTAATATCAAAATCTTTGCATTGAATCTTCTGATCTTTCTGATCTTGATACACAATCACTTTATCTTTATTCTTAGTAGATCTGCCAATCGCGAATCCTAAAATACCAACTCCTAAACCAATAGCAGTCGCAGCACCAGTAGAAATTCCTCGTCCTGAACGATTGTAGTTATTGTAAACAGGATATCTGTTATAATTGTTATACACAGGATATCTGTTATAATTGTTATACACAGGATATCTGTTATAATTGGGACGATTATTATAATGTTGAGTTGGATACCTGTCTCTACTTGGACGATTGTATTGAGTGGGATACCTGTGTTGATGATTATTATTATTTGAAGGAAATCTGCGCCAGCCTTCTGCGAAAAGATTACACGCAAATACCAACAGTAAACTACAACTTAGAAGCTTCTTGAACATAATTTTGTACTTCCTTTTTGGTCAGAATCGTCACATCCAAAATATTTTCTACTAGAAAAGATCTGTATGCCATCTTATTTAGGTCGAATGCAGAAATGATATAAGAATTTTGTGAACGAACCTTATCTGTTTTCTTTTCATACACAGGCATTAATGCTGGATTAGATGTACAAGTCATCACCCTGATGGCACCATCTTTTTTAACAAAGGATACTACACAAACATTTTCAGCCAAGTTCTTAACGATCGTGTTTCTGTACGCAATCATTTCTTCTACAGTATTAAATTTCATTGATACCTTCCTCACATTCTGTCAATAATTGGCTTTTGTTTTTTTCTGACGAATTCTTATGATTTAAATGAATTAGAAGAATAATATTATGCACAGCTTTATATAAATCTTTCTGATTCCTGCCGTCTTTCTTACCGTATCTTGCAAGATACTCGATTGCATTAGAAATAAATGCACCTTCGCCGTGACCGATTGACAGAATCAAATCGTTTACTTGTAAGTTATTTCCGGAAGCATAATGCTGATTATATGTGGATCCGATATACTTCTCAATATCTTTAAGAATCTCTGTTTCATTATATTTAAACATTCGCGATTCCTTTTAAGTGGATCCGCTCATCTTGATAATGTCCTTTCCAGGAACGAACCCAAGCAGGTACAGAATGAATAGCCGAATTTTGAATCGCCTCGGCTTCGACGAAAAATTTGCCAATCCAGTAAAATGTGGTATAATTTGTGGTGATACCTACAATTACATGCACGATAAAAAACGCTGACAGAAAACCAGTAAAAATATTCATATACTATTATTATACCTTTTCCACACAATTATGTCAAGATCTTTTTTTCAAATAATTTAGACTGGGGAGGCTGTCCTCCCCAGTCTAGTGGTTTCTAGAAAACAGGAATCGTAGTGAAATAAGATTTCTCTTTATTGAATTTCAATCCAAATCCAGTTAATGATGGTCTTGTAGTTTTTACCCTAACAGAACCAATTTTCGATTTTGTTTGTGGGAACATTATATCTAATGTTAATGAAGTTTGGCCTTTCGCAGGAATAGATAATTTATCCACATGAATCTGACTACCAAAATTATCATAGAATGTGAACGCTACTTCTTGTGGATAATTCAAATAATTAACTAGAGCAAGACCTGTTGAATATGGACCAGAATTATCGAATGGCAGCACAAACTCGTCCTTATTGGGAATAGAGCTTGAGATAGTCGCTTCGAATAAATTGTTAGAGTATGTTGATTGTGCAACAACACCCGAACCATATACAGTCTTAATCTCCAGTGAACCAGTTTTCAAAGAATTCGGGTCAGACATAACAACATCAGTAGATCCATTTCCAGGAAGTCCTACAGAATATTCTGTCATATAATTACCATTAACAAAGAATGGATTATTCGTTCCTGAAGGATCATAAAACTTCAGAGTGACGAGACTCAACCAATTAGATGTGTTAGTTAATTTAACTGTTGTCGTCCAACCACCACCTGATGCAATATGCGGAATAGTTGGATCTGTTGAAGTGGTGAATGTTCTAGAATCAATTACTGTTAAATTAATCCCAAAAGAAACAGAATAGGCCGGTTGAAATGTTTGAGTAAATGTCACCGGAATATTATAATTTCCAACAGTTAAACTGTTTCTCACAATAGACATTCTAATAGCCTGGGTTGTTCCAGGTGGAAGATATCCTTGTACTGGCCAAATCAAAACCATCTGTTGATTCGATGGAATCACCGTGTTAAATGCGAATGAAGTCGAATTCGACGACAATGTCACGTCAGGAACAGCAACAATTGTGTCCGTTGCTAAATCGAAAGTCACATTCACGCTTGAAGGTGACAAACTGGGCTGTGCAAACAACCCGATACTAAACAAACTCAGTAAAACTAATTTCATATTTCTCCTTAATTGTAAATAAATCTAAACTCCCCATAAATTATCTAAATCTTCTTTTTCTATTAGATCACCATTGGGGATTTCGTCACCATAAATTATATATGAGACTTTAGATTGTCTGAACATTTCTATTGTTCTTTTTTCGTGCTCATAATATATTGAGGTCTCACGTCTGAATGCGCCCAAATTCTTGGGCGACACAATAACATTAGTTATTCCAGATTGAATGATCCCTCTGGCACAATCTACACAAGGAAAATGAGAAACATACATTGTACAACCAGATATACATGTACCCATTCTTGCGGCATTGTAGATAGCATTTCTTTCTGCATGTTCTGCCCAATAATATTTTTCTGGTCTTTCCCATTTGTGAGGATCTGATTCGTCGACTCCTCTAGGAAAACCATTAAATCCTGTAGATCTAATTTCGTGTTCTTTCCCAACAATTATTGCCGAAGTCTTCGTCTTATCTTTCGATTTAATTGCAATAACATCAAGTAGCTCTACAAAATATTTGTCCCAGGGCATAATACGCAAATCAATTCCCATTATACAGGTTTACCTTTTCCTTTTAGAAGTGAGTAATTAGAAGAGATTCGATTCTCGAGAAAGGAATATTATGCCTCATAGGATCTTGCGTATGAGTAACATAATGTTGAGCAATATCTTCACACATTCTCTTTGATCCTACTGGATTTAATGAATGGACCATGCAGATTTTACTTGGCCATTTATTATTCTCTTTCATCCAAAGGACAAAATCATAACCAGTTTTGTTAGGAGAATGATAATCAGGGTCCATGTTGGCCTGATAATGATCTTCGGCCAAATCATGGTCCAGCCATGCTTCCTCGATATCATTTTCTTGCATTATAATAACAGCTTCTTCGTAAGACTTGGCGATCTTCCAATCGCCAATAAACGGACAAGGTCTAACATCGTCAAGCCAAAGTTTTTTCATATATTTTCCAAAATTATTAAATACCAAGAGAATTTGGGGCTGAAAGATGGACTCAAACCATCGAGGGATTTCTCCGCCACATTACAAGTGTGGTCCAATCGTCGCTATGGGATTCCAGCTTATGTTATTTCTTCTTTCGTTTGCAATAGCAATCGCATAAACACTTCTTGACGCAAGGACACTTATCCGCACAACACTTATGTGTTTTACAATATTGTGGAATATCTGCAGTATTAGAGAATAATAAACCGCAAGAAATAATAAAACTAACAACAAAAAACATAATTTATCCTTTAATATTTTTGGGAATTTTTATAGTCTTTCAGTTTCTGAAACTTACTCTGGGTGACTAGTGCCGGAAGCCCATCTCGTTATTCAATATTTGGTCGGGGCAAGAGGATTCGAACCTCTGGCCCTCTGCTCCCAAAGCAGATGCGCTACCAGGCTGCGCTATGCCCCGACGTCCTCATATCATTATTTATATCCTGTAACTTTAAATCTTTTCACCACAATCAAATCCACGCCAACGTAGGAATCGTGGGAATCGTAGAGAATAAGTTCCATCTTGGTTTTGTGTAATAGTATCTGCTCTAACTTCGGCGATCTGTCCGATCACAGAATCCTTGGTAGACCAGATGGCCGCACGGTCTTCATCAGAGAAACCTGTTCCCACATTTACACTAATCGATTTTCCGGATTCAGTTCCTTCACAAACAATAGCACCAAGAGATCCAAGATTTTTACCAATACCTTCTTCAATACCAACCACTTCCAAAGAAAGATCCAAATATGGTTTCAATTTTAACCAAGAAGAAGATCGCTTGCACTCATAAGGCGCAGCTGGATCTTTAATCATTAATCCTTCATATCCACCTTCGATCGCTTTCTCATTCATTTCGCGAAAGATCTCACGACCAGTTACTGTAGATAAATTAACCAAACGATTAGTGAGAATCTTTACATTCGGAAGCGATTCCTGGAACTCTTCAAACCAAATTTCGAGTGACTTAGAACGGATCTCTTGTGAGATCCCACAATATCCTGCCAAGAAATCTTGCATTGGAATCATATCAAATATATGAAGAACAGCATCATCAGTCTGAACATTTTCTTTTCTATTGAGTTGTTTCATTAGATCTTGAAAATTAGCAGACATCACTTCGCCATCAAACACCCAAGGATCTGAGAGGGATTTGGCAACATCAATAAAGCTTTCACGGATTTTAGGAAAGTTTTCCATCTCTTTTCCATTCCTGGAAAACTGAGTTACACGCCCATCAGGAAAGACAAATGTCAAAACACGAGCACCATCCAATTTTACTTCAAGAAACTTCTCACCAATCATCTTGGTCTGTTGATCAGTGGAATCTTGAGCAAGCTGACAAGAGAAAGTCGGAATAATAAATTTATCCGAAGCTGATAAATTCTTCACAACTTTATTGACGGTCTTCTCAGAAACACCACAACGAAGATCCTTCATGAGAATCAGACGATACCAATTATTCCACTCATCTTGAGTGGCAAGATTCATGAGACGTGTAATCTCATCTTTGGCTGTGTTACCTGTAATCTTGCGATTAACTAGTTTGTTTAAAAGTTCGGTGAAGTCAACCCATGGAAGACCTGGGCCAGAATCAGTTTTTTCCGGAATCTGGCGGACACCAAAAGTCATGAAACTATCAAGAGCATACTTGATACCATAAAATAGGATAGTGTTATCATTGCGAATCTCACGCTCCAGAATGGCTTCCTTGCCAAGACGGGATCTATCAGCTTGCAATGCACGAATAACTTTAGACGGAATCATTAATAGATCTCCATAATTTCACAAAAACGAGCAACGATGACTTTACTGTCAAGATCTTCTAAATCGAAGATAGGCGAACCCAAACTATCAACACGAATATTTTTGACTTTCACAATACATTCAAATAGTTTAGAATAAACTAGTTGATTGATTACAATCTCTTTTGTTGGTTTTCGAAACTCAAGGTCGCTAAACATTAGAGCACCGTCGTCGAAAAAATGATAATCAACATCAAAGCGATTAGGGAGAGCAAATCTTTAAAGTTATCCATATTCATATTATACCGTTTCCATAGTGAAAAGTCAAGGAAATTGAAAATTTATCTTCCCTTTGTTTTCAACGATTTACAAATGTTTTCATATCGGTACATTCCGTGTACCCAGACATATATTCTTCCACTTCTGCAAATGAGAAGACTAGTGTTTCCAGTCCGAGGTACGTTCCTTCCGGCTGTCTCCGCCACCGTGGTTTTGGTTTACGATTATAATAAGCATCGGCGGATCCACAATCGTAAAGACTACCGTTCTGGTCACGATCGAATTGGATAGATTTTTTCTTTTCCATACATCAATTATACCTTATTGGAACCCCCATAGCAAGGAGGCCTCGAAAGAATATCTCCTTTGTTTTCAACAGTATTCTGCAAGTGACTGATTCAGAAGGAGATATAGATTAATTAATAATTTCGTTCCCAGAGACCCGAGCGTACCCATAGACCTCTGCGTTCCCAGAGACCCGAGCGTACCCAGAGACCTCGGCGTCCCCAGCGACCACTGCGTCCCCAGCGACCACTGCGTTCCCATAGATCCAGGCGTTCCCAGAGACCATTGCGTTCCCAGAGACCATTGCGTTCCCATAGACCTCTGCGTTCCCAGAGACCTCTGCGTTCTCAGAGACCACAGCGTTCTCAGAGACCACTGCTTCAGGACCAACGTAGGCAGTCTCAGCGACACTAGCAGTATTCTCGACCCAGCCTCCTCCATTAGAATGAGGGTGCCACGTCTCAAGAGTAGCGTCAGGAAAAGCAGATTTTAAATCTTCAAATGTCATATAGAACCATTATACCTTATTGGAACATCGATGTCAAGTGAGAATATTATTCTCTCAAACAATTAAGTCAATAAATTTTGATATCATAGTATTAACTCGTTTCTGTGTGGAGGCCGATTTACAGAAAGTCTCTGCGACAGAAAGAGTTTTTTCTTTTGAATTGTGCGGTTTCGGTTTTTTGAACATCTCAGTAGAACATATAAATGTAGTATCGAATGATTCTTTATCCACTCGTTCAATCACAATATATTTAGAGTTAAAAGCTTCATGTGTTTTCTTTCGAAGATAACCGGAATATCGCATATTCTGTATTTCTTCACTAGTGAGGCCCATTTCGGTCAAATATTTTTTCCTTTGATCTTCTGTGATTTCGTACAATAAATCAGATGTAATTAGAAAATTGATTACTGTGACATCTTTCATTCTAGTCTTAATAATTTTCAAGAAATCCTCAGAAGTGCATCCACTATTATATTCTGAAAAATAATGATTCAGTTTCGTTTTGGGATCGTGGATAACAATTTTAGATCTATATGAAGGATAGGGATAGCCGTAAGTTTTGGCGTTTTTATATATAACAGATTTAGCTGGACCTTGGCCGTCGGTGAAATAAACAACATTCACTATTTTCGCAGCACAATCTTCTCTAAATTTTGCCACTAGTGAATCTAGACAGAGATGTGTTTCTGATAGGGGAGTTCCTCCTAAACCATACATGTGATTACCTATATGATTCATGAAAATATCAACCATACATTTAAAATTGCTTTCCGACATTCTAGAACTTAGTAATTCTAATAATCGAAATTTGTCAGTAGTCTCAAAGGTATATTCATTTTTTCCGATATGTGTGTCGAACACGACTTCACAATCTTGTGCATCGTACTCGTATTGACGAACTGAATCAAAGAACCCATATAAAACATAAGGAATACCGATCTGTTTACAAAAAAGAATTAATTCTAATGCCTTTGTTTTTGCTGCACGAAGATATGCAGACATTGAACTAGAAAAATCCATAATGAAAATCAACCCATGGTTTTTTCCATTCGGGCGAACTTCAAAAGTTTTGAATATTTGATCGTTATATTTGTAGGAATACAACTTGTTCATATCTAAACTGCCAGTTCTGAACATCATCGTTTTATTATGTTGATCAGCTTTCTTTCGCATTTGGAATAGCTGTTTGTGTAAAGAGATGTTATTCTTATGTTCAGTATAGAACGAGGATAACGAGTTGCCAGTCTTACCAAATATTTCGTCTAATTCGGAATCTTCTTTTATTTCTTTATTTTCTTGACTAGTAGAAAAGATTCTATCAAAATCTTTTTTAATAGATTCAAACGGATAGATAATAGTCCCCAATATGGGTGTAGGCATATCAACATACAAAATTTTACCGACAGATGTATTGACACGATCTGATAGAGAGTTATCTAGATCTCGGAGAGTTTGCGATTTCGATGGAGTGTTTGTAGATTCTGTTACAGTTGATGATTCTTTTTGAGTATCGTCATCTACTTTTCTAGAAGTTCTAGCAGAACCGCTCTCAGTGTCTCCAGAATCGTCAGTCGATTCTTCGGTGGATTCTTCGGTGGATTCTTCGGTGGATTCGTCAGTCGATTCTTCGGTCGATTCTTCGGTCGATTCTTCGTCAGTCGAATCTTCGGTGGATTCTTCTCCCGATTCCTCTTTCTGAGAAGAGTTATTGCGTTTTCGGTTTTCGTGAAGTTCCGAATCGAAGATTTCAATTGCAATATCAATCACTTCTTTAAAATTAACTACAGATTCAATCTTTCGAATATAAGTCTCTTCTCGTTCACTCAGAGACAAAGAAAAGATTCCATTAAATTTGAAATAGACATTCAACCTGTCAATTAACGACAGATTCTTGACATCATCTATTACCATTATCTTATTTTCGAGAATCTGTTTATAACCGTGAAAGAAGATTTTCTTCATTCCAGGATAACGTTGTTTCACAAGAGATTCGATTCTAGCATCTTCGATAATATTAAGATAATCACGAAAAACATCATTCGGTTCTCTCAATTTAAGAGCAGCAATCCATTCGTCAGAATTGGTATAGAGAGCGTGGCCGATCTCATGACCAATTAATAATTCAACAATAATATCAGAAAGATTCTCCCAAGTTGGGATAACGAGTACTCGCTTTTGGGTATCGAAATAAGCAGTCTTCTCAGGCTGCTGGATAACTGTAATGTCTTCGGCAGACATCAATTTCGCGAGATTTTCTTGTACAGTTGTTATCATATAGAACTATTATACCTTTTCCATCCAGGAATAGCAAGGATTTTTTTTGAAAAATATCAACCGATAATTTCGTCCCCAAAGACCCGAGCTTTCCCAGAGATCGTTGCGTTCCCAGAGACCACTGCGTCCCCATAGACCACTGCGTCCCCATAGACCTCAGCGTCCCCATAGACCACTGCGTCCCCATAGACCTGAGCGTACCCAGAGACCTGAGCGTTCCCAGAGACCATTACGTTCCCAGAGACCTGAGCGTCCCCATAGACCTCAGCGTTCCCAGAGACCACTGCGTTCCCAGAGACCCGAGATCTCCCATAGACCACTGCGTTCCCAGAGACCACTGCGTTCCCAGAGACCCGAGAGTTCCCAGAGACCATTGCGTTCTCAAAGACCCGAGCGT